TTCGGGTGGGTAACCGCTCGATGGGAATTACAACCTCCCATTAGTATTCCTAACGGATTGGTAGTTGTTGTTCCTTATATTTATATAATTAATAATAACTATGAAGCAATTGTTTTCTCCTTTACAGTTGAAAACTGCTTCAAGTATTTGGCAATCTGGTGTAAAATCCAGTAAACGATTAGTGGGGCTGCTTGCAAGAGCGGTTCCATTGATCGTGGGTAGCAACTCCCTGGGTTGGGTAAAGGCATGCTTCGTCTTTTCTAGATTTGCGGTTGGATTGAGAAAGTCTCAAGGAGACCGTGGTTTGGCTATCTATCTTAAAACCTGTAATGTAACTTTGTTACGTTATTTGGGTAATGGAAAGAGAACCCAGCCGCGGCTTGTTGGGGCGGCGATACCACAGACTAATTCTGGTATCCCCAGAGTGATTCCTGGTAATCACCGAAAGCGTATTCGGCAAGGTGATCGAGGAGCGATTCGACTCTGGTTAGGTTTCTTTACTCTTTATCGAGTATTGAACTTTAAAGGGAAGATGAGCTTCGAGACCATAACTGCTCCAGGGGTTGTAATTCCAGATTCGTTTATGAAGGCTTGGGATTCACACGTCGTGTGGTTCCAGGCTCGACTGGCGGAGATGGGAGGACCAGCCCTGAAGACAACCTTCATAATGAAAGTGTCTAGCAAGGTTAAAGATATTCGATCCTTCGGATCAGTGAGAAATCACGAAGTCCCTGGGATCTGGTGTCCTCCTTCTGGGTTAATAGTTAAGGAGGTTTTGGGATATACGATTAAGTTTATTGCCTTGATGACCTCTGGTCCTAATTCTTCGAAAGAAGCTAAGGATAAAACCAAACTGGCTAGTCTAAAGACTAACCAGGGGTCAACGGTCTCAGTAATTAATGTGATTAAGGATGCCGCGGCCTGGCTCACAAGGCCTGTGCTGTTGGAGTCTTTCGTCACGTTGTGTATTATCACTCGCTCCTTATCCCTTCTTTATGCTCCGGTTTGGGAGGCGGGATTAGAGTACCTAAGAAGAAATTCTGATGGGAAATGTTCTCGTTCTCGAATTATGGAGACTAAGGATTGGAAGGGGGTTAGTGGTAAACTGGGTAAATTGGCATTGGTGGAGGAACCAGGAAAGGTTCGTGTTGTTGCTATGGTCGATTGCTTAACGCAGTGGTTGCTTTATCCTTTGCATCGGTATATCTTTGATACCCTTCTGAAAGCCATACCCCAAGATGGATTGTTTGATCAGCTTGCCCCCGTGCGAGCTCTCATCAAGAAGTTGAAGGAGACTGGCCGTAAGGCGGTGTTTTCATACGATTTGTCCGCTGCGACGGATCGCATCCCTGTTGTTTTGCAGGAGAAGCTTCTAGGTGTTTTCACGTCTGAGGAGTTTGGCCTCCATTGGAGACGTCTATTGACCGAACGATTGTACGCTCTTCCGAACTTGTATGTGAAAACGTACGGTTTGGGATTGCGCGCGATTAAGTACGCTGTAGGCCAACCGATGGGTGCTTATTCTTCTTGGGCGATGTTAGCCCTGGTTCACCATGCTATCGTCCAAATGGCTGCTAGACGAGCCGGAGTATTGTGTTGGTTTGAGCTTTATGCTATTCTTGGAGACGATGTTGTGATCGGAGATCGCAACGTCGCCGCCGAGTATGTGAAGATTATGAAGGAGATTGGGGTTAAGATTGGATTTAATAAGTCCATTGTTTCGGACAACCTGTCCCTTGAGTTCGCTAAGCGTTTTTTCTACAAGGGTGAGGAGGTAACTCCTTTACCTTTAGTGGGGATTGCGTGCGGTTGGCTTGGGGTGACGGGCGTTCCTGAGGTGGTTAAAGCCTCAGAGGACCGTACCGGGACCTTACCCTCTTTATTTCTTGTACTTCGGAGTATGGGGTTGGGCTTTAAGGCTTCGTCAAGGGCGGCAACCAGCCGTCTTGCTGATTGTAGTCGAAGAGCCCGCTCGATAGTATTGTTATTGACTCGTCCTGGCGCCATATCTAAATGGGCTGCAAGGAACGTGTGGGATTGGTATAAACAAGACAGATTCTGTCAAGTGAGGCCAACTCACCCTTCCTGGGGTGGACCTGTGATCGAGTCTGTGAGATCTAGAATCGCGGCCGTTAATCTCGTCAAAATCCGTAAGTCTTTGTTCGAAGCCTTTCGAGGCTTCCACTTGGATCCGGCCTATGGCGATGTTGATGGTTTGTGGGACTGGTATCAGGACACGGTTGTAGATTCATACCGCGCCCCCATGGTTGATACCGTCAACGAGTTTGATGCAATAAGACATAGAGTTTTAGAATCTTCCCCAATGGGGGATGTCGGAACTGGGGAGGAACTCTTCATCCTCTCTATGTTTCAGGCCCTTGATACGATTGAAGCTCTCGCCGCACGCTTACCGACTAAGGTGAACGTTCTCCGAAGTCTTGACGCTGTTCAACAGCGGGGACCACGGGTCCGGACACCGAAGACGTTGAGAATGTGGAAGAAAGTGAATAAAGTATTAATCTGTCCAACGCCTTCAGATCAGAAGGTTGAGCCTGTTGCTCCATTGGAGAAAGATGTTTCAGATTGGCGACTTGGTCGCTCTGATCATCAATTGATGATGGATCTGCATGGCCAGCTTATGGCTGAAGGTTAGGGATGACTAACCTAAACTCATACCCTCTGAGTTTGACACACTCTTAGGGGACACGGAAGCTATCCAACCACCCTCTAGCCCTTGAGATTCATAGTTCCAATAATGATATCATTGGTTATGGTACAAGTATTTGAG